GTAACATTAGGAGCAAATGCATATCCGCCAGCGCCAGGATTTAATAATGTGATCGTATCAATATACCCATAACCTAAATTAGCAGTTAATACTGCATCAACACCGGTGTTACCGTCTAATCTATTTACTGTTATAGTTGGCGCAGTTAAATATCCATTGCCGCTACTAGTAATTGTATACCCCGTCACTACGTTTGCTGTAACAACAGGAACAACCGTTGCATGTTGTCCTCCGGGTACAAGTGTACCGCCAGATACAACAATATTAGCACTACCGTAATTTGTACCAGCTGTAGATATTTCAATATCTTTTAATTTAAAGTGTACATCTAAATTAGCAGATGCGCTGGTAGAACCTTGATTCTGTATTACAACATTGGATAAGGTTGTATAATTATTACCAGAGTTAATTAAATTAATTGCACCAATTTGACCTGCTCCTAATAACGCGGTTAATATTGCGCCTGACCCGTCTCCGTTGACAATTAATGTGGGTGCTACGGAATATCCAAACCCTGCGGTCGTTATGCCTGTACCAAATACATTGCCCGTCGAATATAATATTGGCGTCGCGGTTGCTGTCGTGCCGCCAAATGGCGATGTAGGGGCACTAATAGTCAACGTGATGCTATTAACATCAGAAAAACCTCGGTCGCTTGATGTGACAGTAACGGCAGAAACGGTACCATTTGGTACCGACACTGCATTTTGTGCTATGGATTTATCAACAACTCGCGTGACTTGTAAATTGTTCCCATACGATAAAAAATTTGCTGCGGTAAAGAAGTATCCTGCAGTTGTATCATTTGGGACACCAAATTGTTCTACAAGTTTTCCTTCAGAATCTACAGTTACTACTTGTTCAACAGGTCCCCATTGAAATGCGCCCGAAAATGCTCCCGCAGTAGTTGCAACCGAGGGAACAACAGTTGTTCTATCTTCTTCGGTAACTACAACGCCAGGTGAAAGCTGAAATGCCATCTTCTTCTCCTTGATAATTTTATAGATATCTCTCTATAATTTGATTTCTATTTATTTATAATTACCAACAATTAGACTTTTTCCAACCAATTTAGCACAACTTTATTCATATCTTTACCATTGCTATTCGAAAACCAAAGATCTCCGTTTGCATCTTCCTCCGGTACCGATCTTTCAGTAGGCCCCTCATCTATGAATCCAAACGGGGTAAGATTTTCTTCAATCTGTTTGAATTGTTCTTCATATAATACTTTTCGCAGATTTGTGTCTGTTAAGTCTTTAAAGAAGGATTCATTAGATGCCCAAGCAAAAAGAACTAGGGTCATTACAAGATCGTCGTGATAACCCTCATCTGCTTTATAAAATCCTCGTATCTCAATAAAGGTTGAGATTTCTCCAATAATATCGGTATCATGTATTAGTAGTTTATTACTTTCTACCATACTTTTGAATGCGGTGCAGCCAAGCCTTTTTACTAATTTGGTGGTTCGTACTCCAAGCGTAGCACCGGAACTAAATCCGCCGGATAAATATTGCCCGGACTTAGAGTTACTTCCTACAAAGAATACGTTTTCATATTCAAGATCGGTATATAAAGAATCGGCAACTTGTTGACCGTTATCATTTATCTCAATTAAACAATATGCCGTATGGTAATCCTTTGCAACCTTATGTATAATATTTGGGTATAGTAATGGACTAATTTTATTGCTTCTGTATTTTGCCACCACCGTATAGGGGTATGCTGTTATATCCATAACCGTAAAGGCGCAATGGTCGCCTCCGACGCCTCTCGAAGTATCCGCTACAAGCATATAGACGTGATCTTCTTCTGGCTCTACAATTATATCTAATCCATCTTTACTATACACATAGGGTTTAGATGACATTCTACCTATTGTATCCGGATTAACTAATGTGTTAGATGACCCTAAGAAATTACATAATACTTCTTGGTTAAACTTAAGTTCACCGAGAATAGCTCTTTGTTCATCCGCCCACTTTTTGTCTCTACCCGGAATTTCGCTGTAATGTATAAACATAGGGATAAAACCATTGAGCTTTTGTTCTGCTTCGTTCCAAAATTTCCAAAAATGATTATACCCCAAAGGGGTAGATGTAAGTAGAATCTTTGTTGTTTCACCCGCAGAAACAACTGGGTATACTGAAGTAAAGAAATCCTCCGCTACATTATTTGGAATAATTGCAGCTTCATCAATATATAACCAATTGACAGATTTACCTCGAATACCGGAAGAGCTTGTAGCCGCAGTAAAAATTCTAGATCCATTTTCTAATTCAATATCACCTTTGTTAAATGTCTTAACGCCTTGTTGCATCCAAATAGGTAAACATTCATACATCAGTTCATACCGATATAAAACTTCTCTCGCAGCTGAAGATTTATTTGCTAAAATAGCAACAGTTTTATTTGATTGAAATAGAGTATACCATAGAATGCAAGCAGCAGATGTAATTGTTTTACCTTGTTGTCTGCCTTCCATTAATATAACTTTGCGATTATTAAGAATAAGATCAACTTTTCTTTTTTGGCATTCATATAAAATAAAGGGAATTAATCCTTTATCCAAAGAAACAATCTTGCAATATGTTTCAATAAAATATATAGGATTTTGAATACATTTCATTAATTCCGATACTTGCTCGGAAGTGTATGATATAGTGGTACCAATTTGTTTTAAATTTGGGTTACCATTATAAGAAATTTTCTTACTGGTCGATTCTGATACTATCATTTTTATTGCCCAATAATTTCATAAGTTCAGCAGTTGACCCTGCAAATACTACATTATTTTGAGTACCGATATGCCCTGCAGGTTTGTCTCTGTCTAATTCTTTGACTTGTTTTTGCAATGCAAGTAAATCCTTAGACACATCTGACAATGTTTTGATGAATTGTCCAGCGACCTCATAATGCCTAGGTGTTTCCGAATTTTTAGAAAGTTCTATAAGATTTTCTAAAGTGTCTCCGCCTTGTATAATAAGTGTACGAAGAGTATTTCTTGCTAATTGATAATCTTCTTCTTGATCTGTTTCCTTATTAGAATTTAAATTTGACACAATAGGTGCGGTAGTAAGGGCATTAGTCTGCTCCATCACTGGCTCTATGTCAAAAAGATCATGTAAATTCTCTAAATTTTTCATTTAAAAATCTTCAAAATTTTCTATATACCCATAACTATCAGTTACATTTGCTGTGGGAGAATCCGGTTGAACCGTAATTTTTTGTTGTTGATTCGTTAAATCTGGCGAATTAAAGGTATTTGTAATAACCTTTTTAATAACACCTTGTTTATTAACAGGGCCATAAAAATTAAGTTTAACTGTAAACCCTAAAGTCCACATAACAGAACGTCTGGTTACAAAATCTCCTTCATAGTCATCTTCAAACCCTATAGTATTTAATAAAATAGGAAGATCATTTTGTATATTTAATTCCGGTATTGCCTTTAAAGTTAAATTATAGTCGGGATTAAAATATGGTAATATTTGTTCAATAATTTGTAATCCATCATCTTGATTTCTAGCATACACATATAACAACATAGATAAATTATATGGAGTAGGCGCGTATTGTGTACTTGAAGTTGTGCTTGTATCCAATGCCCTAGATTGTTGTATTGGACTAACTTTTCTATTAGGATCATAATCCAATGATACTAATTCAAACCCCATTCTAGGTAAAATAACTTGAAATTGATTTGTTTCTATAGTAGGTTGTTGATTTATTCTAGCTAAAAATTTCTGTTTAGGCGAATAAGATAACGGTACCCGTTGTACATTTATAGTATTGCCGTTACCATCTTTTCGTTCAATGGTTATACTATTGAACATATTACCAAAAGCAATAATTGCCTTTCTAATAGTCCCCCAATAAAATCGTTGATCTAGCATTTAAGGATCTCCAAACGGATTTCTTTCAGAAAAATCCAAAACTGCATTTTTTTCTGCTCGTATTTTTTCATTATCTGCACCAACCGTTGGCTTATTCGAAGTATAATCCTCTAATACCATTGGAGTTAATTCAGAAGTTTCTAATAATATACTATCTCCGCTTTCGGAAATTATTTCAAAGTTATCTATATCTAAATCATAACCAGATGCCAATTGATCTATTTCAGCAACACCCGTGTTAAATCTTTCATTAGAATATTGCATCAATTCCCCATATAGGGTATAAACATATAATTTGCCTACCTGATAAAATGGTACGGCATGTTCGACTTTTCGTATCTCAAAAAAACCTTTTGTCAACGGAAAATAAATTACGTCACCTTCTGCTGGTCTAGTTAATATAGAATTACCTGTGCTACCAATTACATCTGACCAACGTTTTCTTGCGACAACAAATGTAGCCGAATCTCTAATCTCAACACCAAATTTCGTTAATAATTCGCTATCACCTTCGAAACCATTATTAGATTGTAAATACATCTCAATTGGGTAAGCGTGATCAAAAGTATTAGTTGGGTCTTCAGTTAGAACATTATCATAGTTACTAGGAGTACGTGGTATATAATAGACTTCGAATCCATAAATTTTCATCGATTCAATAATTAAATCTTCATAGATATTCTGCTCAGAGGCACGACCTATGTTCTTACCAGATTGAAAATAATGGTTAACTGTTGCCATTTTTAGTATTGACTTTCTATTGACAAGGTGTTATTATCTCTATGTACCCTATTAATAAACACTACATTATTATATTCCATTATTAATTAGCCTGTAAAAAAGTCTACAGGTAGCTGAAAACTGGATTGTATATCATCTTCAATTTGTTTGATCTCTACCATAGCTTCATTATAAATCGTTTCACCGTTAAGCGTTACTCCGCCAGGTAATTGCATACCGGAAAACTTCTTAAGATTATCTCCCCATTGCCGTTTAATCAAAGCAGTAGTATACATTTTAAGGAATCTATCGTCATAAACATCGCGATATGTTTCCGGATCTAATATTCGGTAACAATCAACCAATAGATATTCGCCCACGGCGACATCAGCACTCCAATCCATATCGATGAAAAGTCTATTCATGTGCCGATTAAATCTAATTGGCTTTTGACCTACAAGTAATTGATTGATTAATTCAATTTCTCTTTTCACTGTGTAGTAGTAAATCAAATCCGTAGACATTAAACTATACAAATCGTTAATCATAATTTGATATTTTAAACTAAACAGATTCAATCCATCTGATTTATTTGTAAATGGAAAAATTTCCTGTACCCCCACAACGGTATCCGGTACAGAAATATATTGATTATCTTTATCTGTTTGAGTAATTTGATGCTTTAAATATACTCTTTCTATCGCATCATAATGATATTCGCGATAAAATTGAAACGCATCATCAATTCTATCTTCCACCTGATCGTCATCTACGTTTATTTCTAAAACAGGTGATCCTAATCTACGTAGGCAATAGTCTCTTAGACCTTCTCTGGATGTTACTTTAGCCATAGTATACTATTTCTCCGGTAGTTGGATTATATGCTAATGATAAAAATCCTGCAGGTATAGTATTCCCCGCATTTCGTATTGGTTTAATTATTAAAGTATTGGCTGCGGTGTTAGTTAATCCATTTCCGGTAGCATTAATTATAATTGAATTGTCTGTTTGTCTAATATTACCTGAGTTATAACCTATTGCAATTGCTAAATTTCCTTGATTTGAAAATCCTGCACCGGCGCCTAATGCGATTGCGTATGTTCCTTGATTTGTGTGCGCCGCCCAATTTCCGATTGCGACTGCTGAATTTCCTTGATCATCATATCCCGCTCTTTCACCAATTGCGACTGCTGAATTTCCTTGGGTAAATCGTCCCGCTAGTATGCCTATGGCTACTGCGTTTATTCCTTGATTAGCATTAGCGGCAAAGCGTCCGATTGCGATTGCATTCGTTCCTTGATTAGAAAATCCCGCATAGTCGCCAATTCCGACTGTGTTTCTTCCTTGATTATAATATCCTGCTCCTGCGCCTATTGCGATTGCTGATATTCCTTGATTATTATTGCCGGCAGTTTGGCCTATTGCGACTGCTGCCATTCCTTGACTAAACTGCCCCGCGCCAAGCCCCATTGCAATAGCTTGACCCCCTTGCGCGGACAACCCGGCAAATGAGCCTATTTTAATATTGCCACTATTAGAAACGGTTACATTTGCCGTGCTACCTACCCCGGCTGGGCCTGTTGCTCCGGTTACACCAACTAATGAATTTCCAGTAAAATCTTTTACATCATTTGTTCTTATTTGAGCAACATATGCAGTACGCCATACGACATTCGAAGAACCTAAATCATATAGATCGCTAGAAACAGGAATAAGACTTTGTGCAATTACTGATAAGTTTGCAGCACCGGCGCTGCCGGTGGCTCCTTGAACTCCGGTGGCGCCTGTTGCACCTGCTCCTGTTGCTCCCGTTGCTCCTGCGTTTCCGGTTAATCCTGTAGATCCAATTACGCTTGCGTTGCCGGCAGGCCCCGCCGGACCGGTAGCACCAGTTAATCCAATAACCCCAGTGGCGCCTGTTACACCACTTCCGGTTCCACCTGTTGCATATTCAAGAGAATTCCAAGTATTAGAGCCATCTCCATATTTTATTTTACCCGTGTTCATTTCTAAACCAGGTTCTCCTTGAGATAAAATTGGATTAGTATTTGCCCAATTTACAGATGTATCTCTTCTTAATTGTATTTTGTTAGCCATTTTGTGTTACGTCTCCGTTAAAGGATTTCTTATTATATATGGATCTATGCAGTACCGCCATCCACATTAAAATTAATTGTATCATATATTGTTGTTGCGCTGCCGCCATCTAAATTTGTTACTGTATATGTTATACCCGGTGCACCGGTCAATCCTCTAAGACCCGTAAAACCTCTAAGCCCGGTTGCCCCTCGAACACCCGTAGCACCGGCGCCGGTGGCGCCCTGAATACCTTGAATGCCCGTAGCACCGGTTAATCCCATGTTACCTCGGAATCCGGATGCGCCTCGAATACCTGTAGCGCCAGTCAATCCTGTACTACCTCGAGCACCTGCAGCACCGGTTACTGAAATACCTGTAGCACCAGTTAATCCGGCAGGACCTTGAACGCCCATACTACCTCGTAATCCAATTGGACCTCGAATACCTGTAGCACCAGTTAATCCTGTATTACCTCGAGCGCCTGCAGTACCGGTCAACCCCGTTAATCCGGTGGCGCCAGTCAATCCCATGTTACCTCGGAATCCGGAGGCGCCGATTGCTCCTGTTGCTCCTGTTGCCCCATTAGTCATAATTTGCTCCTACCCTTCTTTAGATGTTACTTTAGACATGTGTTACCCCTGGATTAACCGTGACAATGCCTTCTATTATTCTTATTACAGTATTGCCTGACGTAGCAAGCATATCATATAAATATCTACCTGATTTCAAATTCGCAGTTGTCGATGCAACTAATGATATTTGCACATTGCCATTTGCTGCGTCAATAATAGTTGAAGTAAAAACTATAGAATTTGCCGCAGGAAAAGATCTTCGCATTTCGCTAGCAATAGTATACCCAGATAATGAGATAGGATTTTTACTATTATCCAAATATTCTATATATTCGGTAAAAGAGCTTCCTTGATCAATAATTAAATTTTTTGTTGTTGCCATTTTAGTTTACAGTTGGTGCGTATTCGAATCCGTTTTTTATCATTTCTTTTCCAATAATATCTAATAGAACGTCATCCACTTGTTGATATTTACCTTGCAGCGTTATCAATAATTTATCAGTGAGGCGTTCTATAGATCCTCGCATTTCGTAAACTTCCACAGTAACTTTAGTTACATCCTCAAAGTAATTTACTGCAACATTGGTTATGTTTAAACTCATATTATTGCCCCTTATTTAAATCTACCATAATAGACTCTATACGCAAGATTTACAATTGCATCACCTTCTATGGTGTTATACCCTTGTCTATCAAAATTATTTTTACATACAATTTTTAATACACCTGATTCTACAACTGTAGTTATTATACTAGATCCCAATAATAATCCCGTACTAGGCTGTCGTATTACACGCACAATAGTTGACCCCGTTCCGCTAACTACATATGCTCCGGAATCCGAAACTCCACCGTTAATAGTATAAAACGGCATTAAAAAATAATTTTGATCGGTGATGGTTGAATTATTTATCAATATAAATTCGTCAGTTCTATTGACATAGGTAGCATTCGGGTCGGCTCCTAATACTGTTGGTATAGATAGTACACCCGGAATATTGTATAATATATGGGGCATTCTTCTATCTAAAGAAAACTTAAGATCGCCGGCACTATTAGTTATACTAAAATTATCTTTTTCTAAAGTAATACCCATTACTGCACTCCAAGGTAAAGTAGATTCGAATTAATATTAAG